ACTAATTAACAAAATTACTTTAGGCGATAGCCTGGAAGTTTTAAAACAACTGCCGGACAAATGTATCGACCTATTATTAACCGACCCGCCTTACGGGATAAATATAGCCCGCAGCGGTCAGGTTGGCGGGAATAATAAAGCGGCGGCGACCGATTACGGCGCCGACACCTGGGACGAGGATATTCCGTCCCGGGAAATGTTCGACGAGTTATTCCGCGTTTCAAAAAATCAAATAATATTCGGCGGCAATTATTTTGTAGACCGTTTAAATGTTAATTCGCCGTGCTGGATAGTTTGGGATAAAAATAATTCCGGTAATTTTGCGCCGTGTGAACTCGCGTTTACATCGTTTAAATGCGGGTTAAAAAAATACTCTTACACCTGGAACGGTATGTTACAAGAAAATATGAAGGATAAAGAAATCCGGATTCACCCCACGCAAAAACCGGTCGGGCTTTTAAAAATGATTTTGGCGGATTTTTACGACGCCGATAAAGACGGAATCGTCGCGGACTTTTTTAGCGGTTCCGGTTCTACCGCAGTAGCATGCGCGTATTATGACATTCCCTTTATCGCCGTAGAAAAAAACGAAACCTATTACAAAAAAAGCGTAACCAGGTTAGAGGACGCCAAAAGACAAACGAAGTTAATAAGCGGTAAGGAGATGTTAAAAAGTGTTCAACATCGAGGATAAAGAGTTAAAGCAACTTACTAAAAATTTGCAGCAGACTTTTAAATATGCTTACCCCGACACGGTTCGGCGAACCGTTAATAATATGGCTTTTTTAGCGTCAAAGGCTATTAAGGACAAAATAAAAGAAACATTTACCGTAAGAAGTCAAAATTTTGTAAAAAATACTATCCGCTATGAGGGGACAAAATCTAAAATAGTGGACGAAATGATTACATACGCCGGACAAGCGGATAATACTTTCGGTAAACCGTCCGAACAGTTTAAACGCCAGGAGTTCGGCGAAACCATAAAAGCAAAAAATAAACATATTGTTAAGCCGACAAAGGCTGCCCGCGGCGGCAGTTATAAACGCCTGGTTCGGGCAGAAAACTTAATGTCGAAAATCAAAGTTAAAAGGATTTCCGATTTAGTAGAACACCCGGCAAAATCCGAATTTAAGGAATTTCGCCAGGCTATCGGCTATATAAAACATAACCCGGACGAAACGGTTTACTTTTTACCGTCCGGGGAAAGTTATTACGGTATTAACGGGATAGTAAAGTTAAGCGCGGACAATAAATCAAAGTTCTTATATTCGCTTAAGGGCAAAGAACAGCCGCTTAAACCGCAGCCCGTTATTAAGCCGACCGGCGAGGCTATCGGCGCTAAAGGCGTCGAGTTATATAAAAAGGAGGCGCAAGACCGCATCGAAAAGGAACTCGCACGGGGCTTAAAATAAACTCCAGGGGGTTTTTAAGTGATTAAATGTTATACAAAAAAAGAGTTCTCGGAGGAGTTCGGCTATAAACACGTTTCGGCGGTTACGCATTTAATAGCGGACGGCAAAATCGAAACGGAACCGGACGGAACTATAAAGGATTCTAATAAAAAGAATGCTAAATGGATAAAAGCCCGGCGCAAAGAACTTAAGAAAAAAGAATTACAAGAAACCCCGCCCGCACCGGATAAACCTACAAAACAGGAACCCGGAAATATAGGGCTTGAAATACAAATTTTAAACGAAAAACTTAACGAGCGACAAAAGAAATCGACGCTTTTAGATTTAAAAATCGCTAAAGAACGTAAAGAGGTCGTCGAAACCGAGGTTTTAAACCGGGTTATTATGACGGTATTCGATACGCTATTTAAAAATCTTACGGAATTGCCGAGTATTTACGCCGACGATATTTTTAGCATCGTTAAGTCGTCTAAATCGAAAGAGGAGTTAGTTAAGTTTTTAACCGACAAAATAATTTCACATATCCGCAGCGGTTTAGATGTCGCGGAAAATACGGCTAAAAAATATTACGAGTAAGGTTTATGGCAAATGTTTTAAGCAAAAACGAACAAATAACGACGATTTTCCGTCATTTAAAAGAACGCGTCCCGCATGATGTTCTTATATCGTGTCCGGAGTGGGCGGAAAAAAGGCGTTATATGCCAAAAAAAACCACCCGTAAGCCCGGGCGTTTTTCTTTTGAGGACGCGCCGTTCGCGCGTGAAATCGCCGACAATTTTTCCCGTAATTCGCCCGTTCGCGAGTTTGCCGTTATGAAGGGCGTACAGTTAGGATTTACGACGTCGGTTATAGAAAACGGCATAGGGTACACGGTAGACGTAGACCCGGCGCCCGCGATGTTTGTATTTCCGACCGACCAGGACTGCAAAGACTATAAAGAACGTAAAATCGACCCGTTAATCGACGGTTCTAATTTGCGTCATAAAATAGTAGCCGAAACCGAAAACCGTAATACAAGAAAAACCGGGGACACGGCGCAGAAAATATCGTTCGCCGGAGGTTTTTTAAAGTTCGTATCGGCGCGTAAATCTAACGCGTTAAGGTCTGCCGATATTAAATACTTGTTTTTGGACGAGGTGGACGACTATCCGGACACCTTAAAAGAACAAGGCAGCCCGATAGAGATAGCGACAAAAAGAACCGACAGTTACGCGAATGTTTGTAAAATATGTTACGGTTCGACGCCGGTTATCGCTCATAAATCTAAAATTTACGATTTGTATATGAAGGGCGACCAAAGAAAATTTTATGTCCCGTGTCCGCATTGTGGCAAAAAACAAGAACTTGTATTTTATGAATCTAACGGCGGGTTATATCCGGATAAAAGAGGAATTGTAAAAGACGGGGCGTTATATAAACCTTACGGGCTTATGTTTGACACCGCCGAATGCCGCGCCGGTAATTTTGATTCAGTACGTTATAGATGTAAGCATTGCGGTAAAGATTTCGAGGACATTTATAAAAAATCTATCGAACAAGAGGGCGAATGGGTGCCGTCGGAACGTAGTAAGATTCCGTTTTTCCGTTCCTACCATATATCCGCGCTTTACTCTTTAACGAAACCCTGGTGGAAAATCGTTTCGGAGTTCCTGGACGCCGGTAACGACCCGAAAAAGTTACAAGTATTTTATAACCTTAATTTGGGCTTACCTTTTGAGGACAGGACGGGCGGGGTAGAATACCAAACCGTCCACCGGTTAAAAGACGATTCGATGCCTAATAATATCGTCCCTAAAGAGGCGTTTTTCTTAACGGCTGCAGCCGATATTCAGCGCGACCGTATAGAATGCGAGATTAAAGCCTGGGGAAATAATTATCGATGCTGGGGTATAGACCACCGCGTATTTAAGGGCGATACATCGGATTTATACGACCCGTGCTGGCAAGAGTTAGCAAAAATCGGCGACGAGGTTTTCACGGACGGACGGCAGATAGAGTTAATGCTCGTCGATTCCGGCGACGGGGAAAACCGGGACGTAGTTTACAGTTTTTGCGACCTTTACGGCGACGGCTTATTTTTACCGTTAAAAGGTTTTGTTTCGACGACAAGAACCCGCGAAAAGTGGAAATTTAGCGAAATAAAAGAAATAGACGGCTTAAGCCTGGTTAATATTTATGTAGACCTTTATAAAAACTCGCTCGCGCGTTATTTAAGCCAGGCGGAACCGCTCGGCGATAATATCCCGGACGGTTGGTTTACATTCGCTAACGGGTACACGGACGAATATTTCCGACAACTAACGACGGAACGTAAAGTTAAAGTTAAAACGCCCGGCGGCTTAATCGTTACAAAGTGGGAACAACACGGACGTAACGAGGCGTTCGACTTAAACGTTTATAATTTGGCAGCATGCGACATAATAATCTATCAGTATTCCGTCGCTTATTTGGGATTAGAGGGCGCGAACCCTCGCGCGGTTTTTGAATATATGTCGCTTGCTCAGGGAACGAACAATAAAACGGAGGCTTAATTTATGGAATATATCTTTACAAGCGCCGAACTTAAGGAAATTATAGCGTCCTTAAAAGAGGCGTTATTAAGGGCGACCGCTAACGGAGGCGTAACAAGTTACACGATAAATTCGGGAC